AATTAAATGCTTAGCATGTAAATTAGCAGGAGGTATTCCAACATTTATTCTAGTCATATTATTATTTTATAGGAGTTAAATACATAGATAAATTAGACACATTATTAAATTCATCTCCATTATCTAAAAGAATTTTGTAACCGTTTTTAGCAACTATTGTTGCAATTACAAGTTCTTCTTTACCAAACATAAATTCTTTTAAATATTGTACTTTTGTTTCGATTGTAAAATTTTTATTTTTCATTTTTATATTATTTATTAAATTCATTAATTATGCTTTCTATGACAGCATCTGAGCCATCTTTGTCAATGTTAAAAAAATTCATACATCCAAATTTTTTTGTTGCTTCATCATATATAATTTTCATATAATCGCAAGCTTCTTCATAAGTAAAACCATCATTACATAATTTTTTTGTTAAATTATCAATAGTTTGTCCGATTTTTAAAAAGTGTTTGTTCATTGTTTTTTTGTTTAATTATAGTGTAAATATAAATCTAATCCATATAAGAAAAAAATAGAAAATACAATTTTTAACTTACTTATAAACATTATATCTGTTAATAAGTATTTTGAAAACTATGTTAAGATGTTGCAGGATATAGGAAACTATATTATATTTGTCTCATATTAATCAATTAAATAATAAAACAATGAACACAATTTATCACTTACAAGACGAACAAGAATTATTCGAAAATATATATGAATTAGTAGATTATGTTATTTCTGAAGGTATTTGTCCTAGCGCTACAATATATGCAGATGGAAAGCCTACAGGAGAACATGTTGAAGATTTTATAGTAGCTTAATTATTAATTTAAATAATAAAACAATGAAACAACATACTAAAGCAGAACTTATTGATTTCACTATTGATGGGTTAGAATCATTAAAAGGAACAAATATAGAAGCAGATGAAGTACATAATGAAATATTTAACACAAATTATTATATTGTTGGAACTTATGAAGCAGAAAAATGGCTTGAAAAAAATGGTGGTGTTTTTAATATTATTCGTGAAGTGCAAGAATATGAAAAATGGCAATTTGGTGAATTATATACTGATGTAACTAATCCTGAAAAATTAGTTAATATGTATGTATATATAATGGGAGAAGATATTTTAAATGATACTAAATTACATGACAAATATTGGAACAAAAAATTAAACGATGATATGATCACAGAAATTATTAATCAATTAAATTAAAAACAATGAACAAAGAAAAATTAAAAGAAAAATATATTAAATATGGACTTACTCCTGATAATATATTTAAGCATCAACACTATGTTATAATTACAAGAAGTGGGATAGAAAAAATACAAGCATTAGAAAACATACAAATAGAGTATAAAGTCATTAAATGCGAACCTAATTTCGCTTCAGTGAAAGCAACAGCAATGAAAGGTGATATATATACACAAACATTTGGAAGTGCATTGAAAGGCAAAAGTTATGCAGATGGAAACTGCAATACTTGGTATGTAATGGAGATGGCTGAAAAAAGAGCCATGTCTAGAGCAATATTAAAACTGACAGGATTTTACGAATTAGGAGTTTTTGGTGAAGATGAAAGTGAAGAATTTAAAAAGAACTAACATAGATTGTGAGAGGTTTAGAACCAATATTAATATTAACTCAGCGGTTATACTTTGATCAAGGTTATCCTCTCACTTTCTTTTTTAATAATTAATAAATAAATAAATATGGAAATTACAGGAACAATAATTAAAAAATTTAAAATTGAATCAGGAATTAGCAAAACAGGAAAAGAATGGAAAAAACAATCTGTTCTAATAGAAAGACCTCATGAACAATACAATAAAGAAATTTGTGTTGAAGCTTTTGGCGAAGATAAAATAGAAAGATTAAATAAATTTCAAGAGGGTGATACCATAACAATTTTAGCAAATGTATTTAGTAGAGAATGGAATGGAAAATATTTTCATTCAATACAGGGATATTGGTTTGCTAATCAAAATGCAGATATAACTTATAAAAATGTAGCTTTACCTAAAGAAAATAATGATGATTTACCATTCTAATCTTATGACACCACAAGAAAATTTTAAACAAATATGCGATTTAACTACATCAGTAGTTGGATTGCCACAAGGATCACTTGCTAAAAAAAGCAGGAAAATAGAATTACAAATACCTAGAATGGTTGCTTGTGTAATATGCAAATTAGAAGAAAGAACTAGGGATTCTATTATGGCAAAAGTATTAAATAGGGATAGAGTAACTGTTTGGTATTATATGCAACAACATAAAAACAATTATGGAGGTTGGGAAGAATATCGTAATACATTTAATCGTGTTTATAAAGCATATATAGATTTATATGATAATAAAAAGGAATTTATAGATGAACATCATTTAAAAGAACATTTGATCAGGAATGGTGTTAAAGAAAATGATAAAAATGAAGTTGGTATATTAGTGAAATCAGGAAAAGTAGAAACTATTATAAAAACGTCTTATTTCGATTTTTCTAATCAATTGGAAAGAATTAAATTTGTATTACAAGAATATAAATTTCAAATACATATTAAATGACAAAACCAAATTATTATGCTGTAATTACTGCAGATGTGCGTTATGATCAAACATTAATACCTAATGCTAAATTATTATTTGCAGAAATTACTGCATTATGTAATATGAATGGAAAATGCCATGCAAGTACTAAATATTTTGCTGATTTATACAATGTTAGTAAAGTGTCAATTCAAAAATGGTTAAAACAATTAGAAGAAAAAAATTACATAAAAAGAAAAGTTGTTTATAAACCTAATAGTAAAGAAATTGATGTAAGGTATATAACTATAATTGATCACTCTACAAAACAAAAATTACCTACCTCTAATAAAGATAAGTTTACTGATAATATTACTACTATAAATAATAATATTACATATAATAATATATATAATAGAAAATTAAAATTTGAAGAAATTATTTTTCAAATAACAGATATTTCTAAAGATATATTACAAGATTTTGTTGATTATTGGACAGAAGAAAATAAAAGTGGTACTAAAATGAAATTTGAATTAGAAAAAACTTTTAATCATAATTTAAGATTAAAACGGTGGTGTAGAAATAATGAAAATTGGAACAAAAATAAAATTACTTCCAAAATTGATCAGCAATTAAATGAATATATAAAAGGAAAAGAATATTTATGAATATATTAGAATTATTTGCAGGGAGTAGGAGTTTTAGTAAGGTAGCAGAGGAATTTGGTTATAAAACTTTTTCTACTGATATTAAATCTTTTAAAAATATAGATTTAGTAAAAAATATATTAGATTTAGATTGTCATGAATTATCAAAACATTTATTTAAAAAAGGAATAGATAAAATAGACTGTGTTTGGGCAAGTCCACCATGCACCTATTTTAGTGTTGCAAGTATTGGTCATCATTGGAATAAAGATCATACACCAAAAACATTAGAAGCAATAGTTGGTTGTCAAATTGTTAGAAAAACATTAGAGATAATAGATTTTTTCCAACCTGATTATTTTTTTATAGAAAATCCTAGAGGTAAATTAAGAAAATTAAAGTTTATGCAAAAATTACCTAGAGCAACAGTAACATATTGTCAATATGGAGATAAAAGAATGAAACCAACAGATATATGGACTAATCATTTATCAAATAATGATTTATTTGGAGATAACAAATTACAAGGTTGGTTACCTAGACCTATATGTAAAAATGGTGATCCATGTCATGAATCAGCACCAAGAGGTTCACAAACAGGAACGCAAGGTATAAAAGGTAATTATGAAAGAAGTAAAGTGCCTTATGAATTATGTAAAGAAATAATATTATCATTATGAAAGAAAAATGTTATGAATTAATAGTAAAAACCTCTATAGAGTTAGGTTTAAAAACTGATGGAAAAACTATGGCGTCATTAGCGAAAATATTAGCAAATGATTTGCAAACAGAAAAAAGATTTAAAAATTTAACATTTGAAGAAATAGAAACAGCATTTCATTTAGGTGTTAGATTTGGAACATTTGAACCTTTTTTAAATATAAGAACATTTTATAAGTGGATAATTGATCATAAAAAAACTATCGATAATGCCATTTACATGACTGAAACATTAGGACAAAAAAATATACCTTATTATAAACCAAAAAATAAATTAATACAATGAAAAATAAAAATCACTATTTTGCTTATGGCGATTGCGAAGAAACTTTAGAATGGTTTAATTATTTTGTAGATTATATACAAGAAATAGATTCTAATCTATATAACCAAGCATGCGAATATGCTGATAACATGCATCCACCACTAACATGCTGTAACGAAGAAATTACTAATGAAATTAAAGATCAAGGAAGATGTCCTGAATGTAAAGAAAATATTTAATAACCAAATTATAAAAACATGAAAGCAATTAAAATTAAAGAAAATGAAGTAAAAACACAAGCAGATGCTGTATTATGGCATTTAGCAAATTATGGAGCAATAACATCTTGGGAAGCTATTCAACAATATGGAGCAACTAGATTAGCAGATATTATTTACAAAGCAAGAAAAAAAGGATATAATATAGATGTGCATACTATAAAAACAAAAAATAGGTTTGGAAGAAACACAAGTATAGCAAAATACGTATACAACCAACCACCAATTCAATTATCAAAACAGTTAGGCATGTATTGTGAAATCGATAAGTAAATTAAAAAAAGAATTAGATAAATGGTTTAGTCTTTATATAAGATTAAGATATGCTTATGAAGATGGAATAACAGAATGCTTTACATGTTATAAAATTGATCACTATAAAAAATTACAATGTGGTCATTTTATGAGCCGCAGACATCAATCAACTAGGTGGCACGAAGAAAATTGTCAAGTACAGTGTGTTAAATGTAATATGTTTGAACAAGGCATGCAATGGAAATTTGGTGAAAATCTTGATAATAAATATGGAAAAAATACATCAGAAAATTTATACATTTTATCTAGGAAATCTATCAAAATGTTTAGATTTGATTATGAAGAAAAAATAAGTTATTATAAAAACGCTGTTGATAACTTAAAGAAAGAAAAAGGAATAGATTAAAAATTTTTCTAACTTTGGCGTATGCGAAAACCAATATACGCTAACTCATTACACAAACAAATTATAGAAAAGTATATATATACTATAAAAGACTTTGTAAATGAGGCATCTACGAAAAAAAAATATGAACAATTTTTAGAGGTATTAGATATCATAATTGAATATCATAATACTTATGGAAGTAATGTCAAAGTTAGTAATTGGTATGATTGGTTAATGCTGTTACCTATTAATCTTACTGTAGCGACTAATGGTTTTTTTGCAGGTTTAGAAACTAAAAGCAATTCAATTAAATTAAATTCTTATAGGACAGTATTAAATGAAATGCTACAAGAAATGATTAATAAGATAGAAAAATTTGAAACTATAAATGACTGAAATCTATTTAGAAATATCAAAATTATCTAAAAAATTCAGAACAATGTGTTATGGATTAACTAAAGATAAGGAGACTATAGATGATGCAGTACAAGAACTTATGCTTTATTTTCTGTCAATGAATCAAGAAACTTTAAAAAATATTTGGGATAAAGATGGTGAAAATGGAATAATTAAATATGGTGCAGTTGTATTAAAAAGAGCCTTGACAAGCAAAAGAAGTCCATTTTATTATAAATATAAAAAATATTATACCAATTTGGTAGGTATAAATATGACGCACACTTCTAAAGATAATTTTCATAGAAGTATATATAACATACCTAATACTACAGAAACAGGACAATGGGAGAAATTAGAAAAAATTGATAAAGCTTTAGACAATATACATTGGTATGATAAAAAAGTATTTGAGTTATATTACGAAGAAAACAACACTTTAGATAGTTTGGCGTATAAAACAGGCATAAGCAGAAATAGTCTTTTTACAACTATAGATAAAGTAAGAAACATTTTAAAAGATAAAATAAAAAATGAGTAAATACATTGTCAATAAAGAAACATATAATAAAAGGATAAAAATATGTAGAAAATGTGATCATTTTTTTAAATTGACAGGCAGCTGTAAGAAATGTGGTTGCTTTATGCACATTAAGACAAGATTAAGTTATGCAAAGTGTCCTATTGATAAATGGAGTAAAGAAAAAAAATTAAACGTTAATCAAGAAATACCAAAAGAGATAATAGAAGAAGTAATAGAGTTATGGGATAACCTAAAAACAGGTAGAGCAAAAAATCAGGATAGTAAACAAAAAATGATAGAACTTTGGAACGTAATTTCAGGAGCAGGATATAATCCAAATACAAATTGTAGCACTTGTATTTCTTCGGCGTTTGATGGAATTAGATTAATTTATAAAAAATATAAAAAATGATTGAATTTTTAAAACACATAACAGGCTTATGCGGCGAGCCTCATCCTAGCTTGTTGACACTAATTTATGGAACACCGATTTTAAGTTATGTAGTATATAAATATAAAAAATATAAAAAATGACAGAAAAAGATGTGCCTGAATATTACAAAGGCAAAAAAGGTTATATGGCAAAAGATGTGGTTGCCAATTTTGAGTTGAGTTATAATGTTGGTACAGCAGTAACATATTTATTGCGATCAAAAAGAAAGCATAAAGATGGTGGTGTAGAGGATATTAGAAAAGCTATTAATCATCTACATTTTGAGTTAGATGAGTTAGTAGAAAAAGTAAAAACAATAACAGGAGGAAAGTTATGATTAGATTTATTTGTAAATGTGGTAAAGAGACTAAAGATTTAACAAAAGCAACCATAAAAAATATAGATGGTAAATGGAGAACAGTTGAAGCAGTATGTGATTGTGGTAAATATATGCAGGAATTAGAAAAAGATTTCACAGGTTTTCCTAATTTAATTAGGACAGAACCTACATTATCTGCTAAAAGAGATAAAATGTGGAAAAGCGCTAAAGAAAAATTGTTAGGTGAAAGAGGTATTAACGAAAATTTTGATTAATGAAAGAAAAAATAAAAATATATAAAATAAGAGGAAACAGAAAAAATCCTAGAGTAATTAAAGACGATAAATTTTACAAATTAGTAAATAGCATAAAGGAATTTCCTGAAATGTTAGAAAAAAGACCTATAGTTGTAGATGAAGATATGGTTGTTTTAGGTGGGAACATGAGGTTAAAAGCATGTAAAGATGCAGGGTTAAAAGAGGTTTGGGTTGATATTGCAAAAGGTTGGACGCAACAGCAAAAAGATGAATTTATAGTAAAAGACAATGTGAATTTTGGTGAATGGGATTGGGATATTTTAGGTAATGAGTGGAATACTCAGCAATTAGCAGAATGGGGGTTAGATGTATGGCAAAACCAAGATGATATATACGAAGAAGAACTATTTGAAGAAGGATCGAATGCAACAATAAACAATGAAGTAACTATTACGTTAAAAGTGCCTAGGTCAGAATATGAAAATTTATTCTCAGAAATTACAACATTAATAGATAAATTTAAAAATGTATCATGCAACGTACAAAATTAAACATATTAATATATCCAATGTTTTCTGTAGATAATATAAATGCAGATAGTAATTATGTAATTATAAAAAATTTATGTAATGAGTTGATAAAAACAAATAATTATAATTTTTTCTTAATATTAGATAAAAACAGAAAATATATAAAAGACAATCTTGATCAAAAAATTAAAATATTACAAATACCATTTCCAAGAAGTAAAAAGCACCAAGTTATACATTTTAATACTAATGTGTTTAGAGAAATATATAAAAAATATGCTATTGACATAGTTTGGAATAATGTAGTTGAGCAAGGACATCATTTTAGGTATTTCCAAGACACTATCGTAGATGATTTTAGAACTAAGGTATTCAATTATCACCATTATGTAATACATAGAAGCCTAGAACGCTTAACAAATTATTTACCATGTCGACATATAATGTTGGATCAGATTATAGGAAGCATGTGCGCTGATGTAAATTATTTCCATACCAAACATTGCTATAATATGCTAATAGAAGAAGCAAAAGACATCTTAAATAAAAAAGAAATAGATAAATTACAAAAAAAGGTTATAATAGATATAGGTGGATATTGCAACAAAATAGAAACCAAAGAAAAATATGATACATTTACTTTTATTTATAATCATAGATTAGATGGATATAAAAATTGGAAAGATACTTTTGCTATGTTTGATAGATTATATAATGAGGGAGAAAAATTTAAAGTCGTTTTAACTGCAGGAGATAAAGGTAATTTAGGACAAGTAGAAAATAAACCATATACTGAAGTTAAATCTTTTATTTTGCATGAAGATTATCTAAAGGAGTTATCCAAATGTCATGCAAATGTAATAAATAGTAGACATGAAACATTTTGTATAAGTATCGCAGAAAGTATAATGAATAATCAATTAATAATAGCGCCTAATAAAGTTACTTTTCCTGAATTAGTAGATAAAGATTATCCTTATTTATTTGAAACAGAAGAAGAACAATATAAAATTCTTAAAAATATACTTACTAAAAATATAAGAGAATATAAATATAAAGAAAAAGATAAATTATTATTAGATACTCATGCAAAAAAAATAGATAAATATTTTCAAGATATGGTAAAAGATAATAAAACAAATGTCTTTGAAAGTATTAAAAAAGAAGAAAGCAAAACAAAAATAAAAAATTACTTGGATACTTATGATAAAATAGACCTTAATGAATTTAAAAATTTTATATTCAGATTAGGATATGCAAGTCAATCTTTTCCACAAACAAAAATAAAATGTATATTAAATGAGTTTGGTTATAATTATAATATTTTATTAGATAAATACATTAAATAATGGACAAAAGTAGACATATAAAAAAGGAAGCAATGTTACAAGCTTTAGAAAATAGTTTAGGCGTGGTAACAGTTGCTTGTAAATCAGCAAATATTCCAAGAAGTACATATTATAAATGGTTAAAAGAGGATAAAGAATTTGCTGATCAAGTTAAAGAAATAGAAAATATAGCACTTGATTTTGCAGAAAGTCAATTACATTCGCAAATAAAAAATGGCAATACACCTGCAACTATATTCTATTTAAAAACAAAAGGTAAGAAAAGAGGATATATAGAAAAACAAGAATTAGATTTAACATCAGCAGAACCTGTAAAAATTAAGGTTAATATAGATGGCATTGAACATTGAAAACGATTGGGCAATAGCAAATTTTACTCATACTCAAAAAATTGCTATAAAATATTTATTTGATAAAACAACTACAGAGGTATTATTTGGTGGAGCAGCAGGTGGTGGCAAATCATTTGTAGGTTGCTCATGGTTAATATTAATGTGTCTTAAAAATCCTAAAACAAGATATCTAATGGGCAGGTCTAAATTAGATAGTTTAAAGAAAACTACATTAAATACATTTTTTGAAGTGTGTGAAATGTATAATTTAAACGCAAATGAGCATTACCATTTTAATGCAAGTTCTAACGTCATAACATTTTATAACAAATCAGAAATAATATTAAAAGATTTATTCTTATATCCATCAGATAAGAATTTTGATAATTTAGGATCACTTGAAATTACAGGCGCTTTCATAGATGAGGCAAATCAAATAACTGAAAAAGCAAAAAATGTAGTATCTAGTAGAATGAGGTACAAACTTGATCAATATAATCTTATACCAAAATTATTAATGACCTGCAATCCTGCAAAAAATTGGGTATATACTCAATATTATCGGCCAAGCAAAGAGGGTAAACAAAAACCATATCGTAAATTTATACAATCATTAGTAGATGATAATGACTATATAAGCAAATATTACAAAAAACAATTACTAACTTTAGATGAATTATCAAAACAAAGATTACTATTTGGTAATTGGGAATATGATGCAACAAACGATGCTTTAATTGATTATGATGCAATTATAAACTTATTTGATCAAAAAGGAATTAAGGGAGACAAATATATTAGTTGTGATGTAGCACGATTTGGAAGCGATAGAACGATTATAATGTATTGGGAGGGGTTACATATTAAAAAAATAAAAACATTGCTTAAAAGCGCTATAAATGACGTTGTGGACGAAGTTAGACGTATGCAACAAGAAAATAGTGTGCCATTACGTAATATTATAATTGATGAAGATGGTGTTGGTGGGGGTGCAAAGGATTTCTTGCGTTGTACAGGTTTTGTAAACAATGCAAAAGCATTAAAAAAAGAAAATTATCAAAATTTAAAAACTCAATGTTATTATAAAATGTCTGATTTGATCAATAAAGCACAAATAGGTATAGATTGTAATGATGTAAATATTAAAAATAATATAATTGAAGAATTAGAACAAGTTAGGACAAAAGATGCAGATAAGGATAATAAATTACAAATAATTCCTAAAGATACAATTAAAGCAATATTAGGTAGGTCACCTGATTATTCTGACGCAATGGCTATGCGTATGTATTATGAAATAGATGGTAATTATGGAAGATATTATGTACAATAAATAAGGGGGTTGCATTATGCAGAGCCCCCCTAAAACAATGAAAACAGGCGCAAATATATAATAATAAACTAAAAAACAAAAATTTCTATTAAATACTATGAAGATATCTATCGAAAAGGATAATAAAACTTACAAATTTGATCTAATACAAAATTGGAAAGATGTAAATTTAGAAAGATGGATCAAATTAATGAAAGTAAAAGATGAGCATAAAGCAAATAGCGCTATAGATAATATAAATGCGTTAGCTGATATTCCTAAAAAATTAATTAAGCAATTATCTATTCATGATGTTTCTGTAATTATTAAAAAAATAGCAGAAATGCAGGTACAAGCAAATGAAAATTTACAAAACATTATAACTGTAGATAATAAAGAATATGGTTTTCATCCAAATTTAGATGACATGACAATAGGAGAATTTGCAGATTTAGAACATTATATAAAGTTAGGCATACATGATCACATGCCACAAATTATGGCAATATTATATCGTCCTGTTATTGATAAAAAAAATGAAGCATATACTATACAAGCTTACGATGGTAATACGATAATTAGGGCAGAAGAATTTAAAAAAATGTCTGCAGAGCAAGTGCAATCAGCACTGGTTTTTTTTTGGAGTTTAGGCAGCAAATTATTGAAGATTTTGCCATTATATTTGATGGAGCTAGCGCAGAAAAATCTGCAAATGAAAATGAAAGAGCAACGATAGATAACCAAGAGGATTTTGCTGATAAATGGAGTTGGTTTGGTGTTTTATATAGATTAGCAAATGGTGAGATAGTGAATTTAGATACTATAACAAAATTACCACTATTAGAATGTTTAACGTGGTTAAGTTATGAAACTGATCTGCAAGAAAGAAAAAATGTGCAATTAAATAAAAATAAATGGCAGTAAATAATAAGACATATAATAACGTAGTAAACACTTTAAAAAATATAGGTGATAACCATTACCAAATAAAAACAACAACTACAGGCGATATATGGGAAGTTAATTTAGCTAAAAATGAGTTATTTCCTATTATGCACATAAATCCTACTAATGTGGTAACAGGGCAAAGTCAATTAAATTATAACTTTCAGATATTTGTAATGGATTTAGTAAGTGAAGATTTAGGTTGGACTAATACTGCAATACAATCATCTGTAAATTTAACAAATGAACAAGAAGTTCTAAGTGACTGCTTACAGATATGTACTGATATAATTGGTATGTTAAGGCATGGAACTCAGCAATCAATGCAGGGAGTAAATGATATAAATGAAGCGAAATATTGGATAGATGGTGAAATGACATTAGATCCATTTAATGAGAGATTTGATAATTTAGTAGCAGGTTGGGTATTTTCTATTAGTGTAGTAGTACATAATGATTTCCAATCTTGTGATATACCAATGCCACAAAGAGGGCAAGGAGAATAGTGAAATTTAAAATAGGTAAATATAAAATAGAAATAGGTTTTTTTAAAATAACAATTAAAATATAAATTATGGCAGAACTAACAGTTACACTATCAGAAAGTGTATCAATAAATGGACAAACAAGAGGAAATAATAATGTAATTACCACTTCAGGTATTACTGATAGTTTCGAAAGAGTAGTACCATGTACACACTCACAAACAACAACTATAGCAACATTTGCATCTACACCACATGCAAGTGCAGGAACATTTAATTTAGATGTAGAAAATACAGCATATATAAGATTAACTAATTTAAGTTCAACTGACGCAGTATATCTAGCAATAGTTGGTACAGCAAGTACATATACAGTTAAATTAAGACCTTTAGCGTCGCATATATTATTTAATGGTGAGGGTGTTATGGTTGCAGAAGCTGATACATCACCTGGATTTACTAGTTTTGAAAACATAGCAAGATTAGATATAAAACCTGCAGGTGCTACAGATTGTCAAATTGAAACATTTGTGGCTCTTACATAATAAATGGAACAAGCATTCAATACATATTTTACTAAATTTGCTCAAAAAGTAGTACGTGATTCAGAAAAAAGGTTAAAAAAAGCAAAAGGATCAACTGCATTATCAGATACTATACGAGCAAATGTAACAAAAGATGGAACAGGTTATGTAGTTGAATTTTATATGGCTGATTATGGTGCTTTTTTAGATAAAGGTGTAAGTGGGAATAAAAAAATACAAGAATTTACTACTTATGATGGTAGAAAAGTAGAAAGTCCATATAAATTTAGAGCAAAACAACCACCACCTGAGCCATTATCTAAATGGATTAAGAAAAAAGGTATAAAACCTAAGGGTTTAGGTAGAGGTAGAGATAAAAAGTCAGGAAGATTTGTATCAAATTTAGCATTTTTAATAGGTAGAAAAATAAAAAGAGATGGAATAAAGAGTTTGTCTTTTTTTCAGCAACCTTTAGGTGCAGGGCTTAAAAAATTTGGACAAGATATGTTAGGAATATTAAGTGATGAAATTGTAGAAAATATAAGTGAAATAAAACAAAAAATTAAATTATGATAATAGTAGAACAAGCACCTGGATATAACACTTTACCTGCAGGTTCGATAATACCTTTTGTAATATTTGAAGATACAGGAACACTAACATTTGAAGGTGCTAAAGTTATTTGTAATATATATGTCTCAGATTTTGAGAATATGAGTAACATATTATATACTGGAACTTTTAAAGCAAGTCCTAACGCTTCAGGCAGGGTAATTTTTGATTTTGGAAATATTATTGAAAATGTAGTAAAACCTACTTACTCAGGAATGAACTCATCTAATCCTAGTGCTATTTCAACAATACAAGGTAATTTCTATAATGATATGGGTAACTATCATCCTATCCATAATATAGATAGATATGCTTATTCTGATAATAGTATATTATATGTTTCATTTGATTTTCAAGTTGAATATATAGGGGGTGGTGTTTGGGATGGTTCTGCACCTGCAAATCAAATGGGTGTAGCACCTTTTTATGCAGGTTCAAGCAATTTATTAGTTTTTAATGGGGTTTTAAATGATCAAGATGTATTGACATATCCTACTACAACTTTACCAAGTTATGGTTATGATTTATACGATTATATAATAAAAAAAGATGGTGATTTTAGAGTAGGTGGCTTTATAACTGACGCACCTAAAGTACAATATGCTACAATAAATTGTTATGGTACTATGGCATTTTTTAATGATTTAGAACAATCGACTAATTCTTTTCAAGTAGCAGATGCAGGTACAGAAGATACTATAGCATATATTACAGTACAACCAAGAACAAGTGAGGATGTGGCAATAGGTTCGCCTATTACTATAGAAAATGAACAAATAAATGGTGGATATAGTAAAAATGGTAACGATATTCCTAATTATATAGGATCTAAAACTAAAATGATATTTGCAGGGTTATATCCTGCTAATCTAAGAGGTTGGAGTGGTGATTTTCAAAATGCAGTAACTAATATAGATACAAATGATTTTACTTATTATTCAATAGATTGTCATGCTAATAATAATGATGTTATAGGGGAGCAATATAAAGTATATATTATAAAAGAATGCCTTTATCCACCTGTACGTATAGCTTGGCTGAATAAATGGGGAGCATGGGATTATTATACATTTATGAAAAAATCTACTAGACAATTAAAAACAAAAAGGAAAACTTATACAAAATTAAAAGGCACATGGAACTCTAATACATTTAATGTAAATGCACAAGCAGGGGGAAGCAAAAATTATTTAATTACAACAGATGAAACCATAAAAGTAAATACTGATTATATAACAGAAGAAGAAGCACAATGGTTAGAACAATTATTTAATAGTAATGAGATGTATATAATAAATCCATATTTTACATTTTCACAAGGTAATGTAGTAAATAAATTTTCTACACCTGTTAATCTTACAGATTCATCTTATAAAAAGAAAACTAAAATAAATGATAAATTAATCCAATATAGTTTTACTTTTAAAACAGCAAACAACAGAAAATCTCAAAGACCATAATTATGTCAATACAGTTAGTTTTATATCCACAGAATTATCAAGGTTATTCTCAAATAAGTGGGAACATTGGAGCGAATTTAGTGGCAGATGGACAAGCGTTTACAAGCGCTCCATTAAGTCAAACTGTTTTATCTTATACTCCTTACGAATTAACTTTTAACGCTTTAAATACTTTACCACCTGTAAATAATTGGCAATCTTTCTATCATAATGGTATAACTAATGGAATTACGACATCATTTAATAATACAACACTAACACCGGAAGTTAGATTTCAGGGTGCAAATTTAGGATCTTCTGTACCTTATGTTGGTATATATCAAAGAATAGATGGTATGATACCTGGACAGCAATATGAGTTAAGAACATCTACATCTAAACCAAGAGCAAATACAGGATTTTTAGACACTTTACAATTTGGTGTAGCAAATGCAACAAGTGTAAGTCCTGATAGAGTATTAAATACACCTGCATTACCTCAAATAATACAAGGAACAGACACTTTAGGACCAAATACACCAATAACTTTTACAGCATTAGATACTTATGGTTATCTTGTTTTGCAATATGCAAGTAAAACAAGTTCAGATTATTTAGGTATTAATAATGTAGAAATAAGAGCAACTGCAGCACCTTTAGATTTGTATGATGATGGACAAGTAATATGTGATTTATATAATGAACAGGAAATTCCTATTACATTAAGTATAGATAGTTTTACTAATGCAGGAGAAAAGCAACAATCATATTCTAAAAACTTCAATTTACCTGCTACAAAACATAATAATAATATTTTTGAGTATATATTTGAAATAACTAAAGATAGTATGCTCACACCATCTTTTAATCCTTACAAACAAACGAGGGCGATTTATAAACAAAATGGAATTACGATATTTGATGGATATCTTAGGTTGATCAATGTACAAGAAAAGAAAGGTGAGAGAAGTTATAATGTCAATTTATATTCTAAATCTACATCATTAGCAGAAATATTAAAAGCAAAGAAATTTTCTGATTTAAGTAATGTATTTATGGAATTAACTCATAAATATAATCGTAATAATATACAAGACGCTAATTATGGACAAATAGCATTAGAAAATCCTTTAACTAATCCTAATGAATTTGCAGGACCTGTAGGAGCAACTACAACATCTGTATTAAGATATCCTTTTTGCGATTGGACAGGAAACATTAATGCGTCTGCTACACAAATTCAGATTGGAAATGGTGCAACAGAAGGAATGCCATCAATCAACAGATTAGAAGATGTTTATCGTCCATGGTTAAATGTGAAATATTTATGGCAAAATATATTCGCAGAAGCAGGTTTTACTTACCAATCTCAGTTTGTAGATTCTGTGTTTGGAGATTATTATATGGATTTTAATTGGGGTGGTGATGAATCTCCTATGGACGCTATGAGTACAGGACAAGCAATGTTTTTGTCTACTGATTCTGCACAAAATTTTACTTATGGTGGAGGTTCTGCAGGTTCAGGTGGATATTTCTTAATATTTCCTAGTAATGATTCATTTCCTGCTAACTGCGGTTATGATGACACTACAGGTATATTTACTGCAACTTCTGACTACACTAAATTTTCTATTGAATATGATGTCTATATTACTTTAAATAATGCTAATACTATTTTTATTTTTGGTATACCATGGACACAGTTTGGAAACGCACAACCTATTGCAAATGCAGAAACTTTAGTAGGACAAGCAGGAGATATAGTTCATCTTACAGGTAAATTCGAAAGAACATTAATGACAGGTGACACTATAGCTTTTTTCTTTAATATTTTAACATTAGGCGCTTCAGCTTCTTTAACATCAGTATCTAGGATATGGGGTGGAGCAAATCAAGGTAATATAAATGTTGGCTCAATGCTTAACACACTAAGGGGGGATTTAGGACAATGGGAATTTATAAAAGGTCTTATTACCATGTTTAATTTAGTTGTAATACAAGATAAAGATAATCCAACTAATTTAATAATTGAACCATACCAATTTGTATTTATAGAAGATTGGTTATTTAATCCAACAACAAGGGATTGGACAGAAAAAGTAGATATAGATGATACAAAATTAGAACCTCTTAAATTAAAACAAACAACTACTTTTCAATATGCTGAGGATAAGGATTATCCATTTAGTGTATATAAAAGCGCTACAGGTGGATATAATTATGGAAGTTTGAAATGGCAAGTGCCTGAATATACTTTAGTTACAGGTGAAGAAAAAATAGAAGCTACACCATTTGCTGCTACAGTTATGAAACCTATCTTTGATTTCTTTCCTAATTTTATAGCCCCTGCTATTTATAGTGCAAATGATGAGGGAACAGAATTTACTTCATTTGAAAATAAACCAAGAATCTTATATAATGTTTCAGGGGATAGTCCATATAATATGGGTGGTTTGCCTACATTTTATACACCATACCAAAATGGTACAGTAGGAACAAATGCACAAGCCTACAATCTATTTTCTCATACAAGTGAAGTGCCATCTACTAATCCATTAACTACAACTGATCTAAATTTTGGAGCATGTCAATTTATTAATGGTATGGGAACAGCGCCAACTATGAACCTTTTCATGCTATATTACCAATCATATTTTGAGCAATTATATCACCCAGATACTAGGACAATAAAAGTAAAATTATATTTAACTGAAAATGATATAGATAACTTTGAATTTTACGATAGAATTATGATTAGAAATAGAAAATTTAGAGTAAATAAAATAAATTATAAACCTGACACCTTATCTGTTGTCGAATTAATCCTTTTGCCTAATGAGTGATAGTTTTAAACCATATATAAGATATATAAATGGCTACAATGTAGCGCCCTATGAAATTGATCCACTTGGTAATGTATTATTTACAAATGGAACAATACATAATATAGTTCCTAGTGAGAAAGAATGTCGCGCTTATGGATATACTTACGATTCTTTCAATCAAGTTTGTAGGATAAACCAACAATACAATTCTAAAATTACTCAGAATATGTATAAAGGAAAAAACACTCAAATTGGTACTGATCATATAATAGAAAAAGGTGTAGTAAATACAATAATAGGTGGACAAAATAATGAGGTGCGTGGTTTTGCTAAAAATAACATTATTTCAGGAGAGGGTAATTATATAGATAATAGTTTAAAAAATACAGTAGCGATAGGTGTAAATGGTACAGCTACAAGGCAATCAGAATTCGTAAAAGGGGGTGGTGTAAATTTACAAACTTATGTAGAGGGAGATGAAAGAACACTATTTTATTACGACAGACAGATGTCATTAATACAGTTGTCAGGAACAACTACAGATAATACTGCAACTAATTTAACTGTAAATGGTGATGGAACTAATTATATAAATGTAAAAAATAATAGTATAGTAGGATATGAGATTTACATGACAAGATTTGAACAGGGGGGTAGTAATGGAACAGCAGGTAATTTCTCTTATAGAAATTTAAAAGGTGTAGCAAGAATAGACGATAGTTATAATATGATTTTTATAGTAGGAATGACTAGAAATATAGCAAAATATGATTCAGGTGGTGGCGCTGGGGTAAATGGTTCTTTTAGTATGGTAGATAGTTCAACCACAGACGTTAAATCTATGACAATACAAGTATCAGATAGAAATAATGTGCAAAATTTATGGTCTGCATCTGTTTACATACATGAACTTATATCTACAAACGTAACATTTTAAAACATAAATTATGGCAAGTGAAGAATTAATTTTTTCGGTAAAATCAGATATAAAACAAGCAACGCAAGAGGTAAAAGAGTTTGAAAAATCTTTAGATTCAGTTACAAAAGAATATACTGAGTTAGGTGATCAAATAAATATCCAAAATAACGTAATAAATGATCTAGAAAAAAATCTAATTGAATTAAAAGCAAAACAGGACGCTATACCAAAAGGAGCATTTTACAAAGGTATGGGAGATTTGAATAAACAAATAGCAGATACCACAAAAGAATTAAAATTAGAAAAAATAGGTCTTAAAGAATTAAAACAACAACAATCTCAAGCAGGAAAAGAAGTTAAAAAATTCAATGACGCACAAAAAGATAGCAATAAAGCATTAGATGAGGGAGTAGGTAATTTAAGGATTATGGGTGTATCTTTAAATGATGTCAAAGCAACTATGGGTAAAATTATACCAACTGCTAAATTAATGTTTAGTACTATTACTGCAGGAATATTGAGTACAGGTATAGGAGCATTATTAATTGCTTTTGGTTCATTAATGACTTATTTTACTAGCACTAAAAGAGGAGCAGATGAATTAGCAGTTGTGTTTGCAAAAGTAGGTGCTGCAGTTGATGTGATAAAAGATAGAATTTCTCAATTTGGTGGTATTATTAAAAATTTCTTTACAGGAAAAACCTCATTAAAAGAAGCAATAAGTGAAACTAAAGAAGCATTTTCAGGAATGGGTGAGGAGATCAAGAAAGAGGTTGAAATAATGGGAGAATTAGAAAAAGCAACTCAAAAATTAAGAGATACAGAAATGCAGTTTGCTATACAAAAAGCTGAAACAAGAAAAGAAATAGAAAAAGCAAGATTAGCTGCAGAAGATGAATCATTATCTGCACAAGAAAGGTTAGATAATCTTAAAAAAGCTTTAGAGTTAGAGGAGCAAACAACACAAAGAGAGTTAGAATTAGCAGCTGAACGAGTAAGAGTACAGCAAGAAGCAATGGCACAATCTGAAAATTTAGTAGAAGATGAACAAAAATTAGCAGATTTAAAAGTTGCATTAATTGAAAAACAAACTGCGTCTATGAAAATGCGTAGGCGAGTAATGACAGAAGTAAATGCTTTTGAAAATGAAATAGCAGCAGAGAAAAAAGCAAGAGATGAAGAAGAACAAGCTAAATTAGACGAAAAAGCAGCTAAAGAAGAAGAAGAAGCGGAAAAAGCTGCTGAAAAAAGAGCAGAAGAAGCTGAATTATTACAGGAATTGCGTGATGAAAATTTCTTAGCACTTATAGAAGATGAAACGAGACGAGCAGAAGCAGAATTAGATATACAGCAAAGAAAAGAAATGGAATCTATTGCAGGTATGGAAAATTTTGCAGCATTAAAAGAAGAAATAGATAAAAAATATGCACGTGCTAAAGCAAAAATAAATCAGCAAGAAACTAAAGATGAAGAATTAACTACGAGACAAAAAATAGGTTTAGCATCTGACGCTTTTGGACAATTATCAGATATAATGGGTAAAGAAAGTAAAGCAGGAAAAGCTGCAGCAATTGCACAGGCAACTATCCAAACTTATTTAGGTGCAACTCAAGCTTTTACCTCAATGTCATCTATTCCTGTTGTTGGTCCTGTTCTTGGTGGTATAGCGGCAGCAGCTGCAATAGTAGCAGGATTTAAAAACATTCAAGCGATAAGGTCAGAAAGCAATTCGCCACCTGATCAAACTACACCTGATTTAAGCGCTTCATCTGTAGAAGCTGCAAATACTGTAGAAGCTGCACCAACAGAAGCAATTATGGGTAGTGGTGCATTCACATTAGGTGGTGGTGAAGAACCTGATCCAATTAAAGCGTTTGTAGTTACTGATGAAATGTCTAATTCTCAGGAGCAATTAGGTGAAATTAGAAGAAACAGTACGATATAAATCAAATAAATAACAATTAAAACTATTATATATTATGCCTTGTAAGAAATGCGATAACGGAAAAGCAAAGTGGGGTGATAGAGGAGAATGTGAATACGATTCTATAGAAGAATGTAAACAAGCAAATCCTAATAACCACTACGAAGAAGAAAAAACGACTAAAATTGTAGAATTAGTTATAGATAACGATTCTGAAGAATTGGCTATTGACGCTATAAGTTTAGTTACAGCACCTGCAATAGAGCAGGATTTTGTGTTTTTTGGTAAAGAAAAGAATAATTTAACATTTGCAAAAATTGATGAGGAAAAAAGAATGTTAGTTAGTCCTGCACTTATACCAAACAAACAAATATTTAGATATGATCCAAATACTGATTCAGATTACTATGTTTATTTTAGTCCTGAAACGGTAAGGAAAGCAAGTGAATTATATTTAAAACATAATAACCACCATAAGGCAACTTATCAACATCAAGAAAGAGTATCAGGTGTTCTTACAATAGAATCATGGATAAAAGAGGGTGATCAAGATAAATCTAAATTATATGGATTTGATTTACCAAATGGAACATGGTTTGTAAAAATGAAAATTGAGAACAATGAATTATGGGAAAAAATTAAAGCAGGAGAGTTAAAAGGATTATCTATAGAGGGTTACTTTGTGGACAAATTTGAACAAATGAACGAAAGAACACCTACAGATGAAGAAATTTTACGTGCATTAAATGAAATAATACAAGAAAATCAAATAAATAAGTAAACTAACTATTATATAACAAATACTAAAAACTATGGATATTAAAAATCAAATACTTGTAGCGCTTGGATTAGATAAGGAATCCGAAGCTATTAAATTAGAATGGCAAGCTAAAACTGAAGATGGTACAATATTGGTATCTACTGCAGAAGAATTAGCACAAGGCGTGGATATTAGCGTTTTAACAGAAGATGGAACAACAATTCCATTACCAATTGGAACTTATAAAACTGATACAGGTGTATCTTTTAGAGTTGAAGATGAGGGAGTAGTTGCTGAAGTTATGGAAACAGAAACAGAAGAAGCTGAAACTCCAAAAGAAGAAGTAGAAGCTGAAAAAGAAGAAGATAAAGAGGAAGATGACTACAATGACGAAGAAGCAGATGTTGCTGATTGGGAGGGTATGGAAAAAAGAATTAAGAATTTAGAGGACGCTGTTGCTGACCTAAAATCTAAATTAGGTGAAGATTCAGTTGAAGAAGAAGAAGTTGAAATGTCTGAACCAGGTACGAATCCAAAATCTATAAAAACTACAGAAGTGGTTGAATTTTCTCAAGAAGAAGCACAAGCGTTAAAAGAAGAAGTTGAAAATTTAAAAATAGAGTTAGGTAAAAAACCTGCAGAAACTCCTATAAACACTAATAAGTTTACTTCAGACAAACCAACGTTATCAAGAAAAGAGTACAACAAATTGTCTAAAAAAGAAAGATTCATATATAATCTTAATAAATAATAATTAATAAATAAAAATAATAAATTATGGCACAACCAACTATAACAGGATCTACGTTTGCAGGAAAAGCAGCTGGATTCTATATCTCAGCAGCTTTAAAAGAAGCTAAGAGTTTAGATTTTTTAACTATGATAGAAAATATCAAGTATAAATCAGTTATCCAAAGAATGTCGCATGGCGTTGATGCAGGGGGAGAAGGACTTGTAAGAAATGCAACTTGTGACTTTGAAAGTCAAGGAAAATTAGAATTGACTGAAAAAATCCTAGAGCCAAAGAACCTACAGGTTAATCTTAGTTTATGTAAGAATAACTTATTAAGTTCTTGGGAAGCTTTAGAAATGAGAGCAGGTGCAGGAGCTCCACTACCTGCAAGTTTTGAAGATTACGTAATTTCATACATGGGTGAAATAATCGCAAACGCAGCTGAAAATAATATTTGGACAGGAACAGGAGCAACAAATGGAGAATTTGAAGGATTCCTAACTGCAACTACAGGAGCATTCGCAGTAGATGGAACAGTACACGCTGACACGGCTACTGCTCCTTATGACGCTTCTAATATAATAGCTAACCTACAATCTTTAACTGGAGCAATGGCATCTAATTTAAATTCTGCTTTAACTAAAGATGATTTGCATATATACATGAACGCTAAAACTTATGCTTTATATATATCTGCAGTATCTACTTTAGGATATGTAAATGCTTATAACATGAATGGAGACTATGAGCCTGTATTCGAGGGATACAAGATTGCAGTTTGTCCAGGTATGCCTAACAACCAAATGGTAGCTGCTGAAAAATCAAACTTATTCTTTGGAACAGATTTATTATCTGACACTACAAGAATTGCTTTGATGGATATGGCTGCTTTAGATGGATCAGATAATGTACGTTTAGTTGCTAAATACACTGGTGGCGTACAATTAGGAGTTGGAACAGATATAGTTCACCAATCATAATAATTATAAAATAGAGGGTTGAAATATACCCTCTGTTTTTAACTTTTAAAACACGAAAATATGGCATGTACTTCATTAACTAAAGGAAGAGGCTTAGATTGTTCGAGGATTTCAGGTGGCGTAAAAGCGGTATATTTCGCAGTATCTGATCAAATCACTTCTATGACTGTAACATCTTCCGAAATAACAGATATAGACATGACTACTAATAGTTTGTATAAATACGTAGTTCCTAGAGGTTCTACTAACGCTTCTGAATCAATTACAGGATCAGTAGAAAATGGAACGTTATTTTATACACCTACAGTAAACATGGTATTAAATAAATTAACTAAAGAAGATCAAAATGAGATTAAATTACTTGGACAAACTCAAGTAGTTATATTTTGTGAGTTAAATTCTTTGTTAGCAAATGGGCATAATCAAATTATATGTCTAGGTAGACACAACTCAATGAGTTTAAATGCAGGAACTGAGGACACTGGAGCGGCATTTGGAGATAGGAATGGTTACACTCTGACTTTCGATGGTTTAGAGCCTGAGCCTTTTGTATTTATGAAAGATTATACTGCTACTGCATTTGATAACGCAGATTCAGGAGCTCAGATTCCTATAGTATCATCATAATATTCTTACTTAAGTAATCTTTATATCTTTGATTAGGGGGCAATTTGCCCTCTTTTCTTTTTTAAGCAAATATATTATAGTATTTTCTATTATATAATATGATTCATGCAACACAAAAAGAAAATTTTACTGTTTATGTCACTACAAAAGAAAATAGAATTAATACTTCTGCTTCTAATTGGAATCATTTATTTAAGTTTACGAATGATATGACAGGAGATACTATTTATTCTTATGCAACTACAGAAACAATAACTGACAGATATACTAAATGTGATTTCACTTATCACGCTACACCTAATACATTGACAGGAAGAATAAATTTAACTCCTGCAGGATATTGGAAATATGAAGTTTACGAAATATCTTGGCAAGAAAATATCCAATTAGATGGTGAACATGCACCAATGACAGAAAATTCTGTATTACCTGACGAAACTCAATATGGTTTAGTTAGTGGATTAGTAGAAATAGGAAAATTATATGTAGAAGAAGAAACAGGTGAAGAACAAGTGCAATACGTACAACATTCTAACTATGTAGTGGAATTAACTATTGATTATGCAGGTTTTGGATATACTTCACCACCTACTATTTCAATAGAATCTGGATCAATTTCACAAGCTACAGCGACTTGCACTATATTAGGTGGAGAGATTAATACAGTTACTTTAACAAATAAAGGTGGTGGATATACATCTAATCCAAAAGTAACACTAACAGGTGGAGGATTTGGTAAAGAAGCACAAATATCAGCAAACATATACGAAAAAAATTATATATATTATTAAAATAAAATAAAATGGGAATAGAAAATAACAACGAACTTTTATATGAGCAATTAGGAAAAAACCAATGTGATGTAATATCTACTACTGCTATGTCAGGTAAAGATTATTATTGCATTCATTTTCCTGTAGAAAGTGTAATATCAAATATTACAGCAGCTAATGCAACTGCAGTGGCAGGTTCTGCTATATCTAATTTGCATACAACTATGGCAGCAGGAACAACTATTTTTCTTAATGTAACAGCTATAACTTTAAGTTCAGGTGTTGCTTTGTGTTATTACGAAACTAGGTCATAATGGTATTAAAACAATCTTTAGCACTTAGTTTACCAACTATTAAAAATGTTAGGTTTAATCCTAGAGATATAACAGGTTTAGTTACCTGGTATAAATTTCAAGAAAGTATAGCGGCTGATCAAGATGCAGCAGGTAGTACTTTATCACCACCACACCGTACTTCTGATGGAAATATGGCAATTGGTGACAGAATAAATTTATGGACAGATATAATAGGTGGTAACGCAGCTACACAAGCAGATGAAGATGTAAAACCAAGATGGAATGTTTATAGTTCTGCACCTGTTACAGAAAAACCAAATTGTCATTTTGATGGAAATCAATATATGAATATGGCATCTGATGTTGAAATTGACGAAAATGAGGATTTTAGTATTATGTGCCATGTAATTTTTTCTGACCTATCTCAAAAAGCAGTTTATGGTTCTAATGCTAATAATTTTTTTAGGATACAATCAGATGCAGGATTTAGATGTAAAATTGGTGGCACAGGAAATAGTAATTTTACTGAAGCAACAGACACTATCGTAACAAATAAAGATTTCATTATTACTATACAAAGGTCAGGAGGGGTTTCAGGTAATTTAAGATGCTATGTACATCAAGAAACTATGTATGATGACAAAATTTGGGGGGTTACTACTAATAATGATTCTGATGCTTTTGTAATTAATAATATTGGTGCTTCTGCAGATGGTTCTAATAATTTTGAGGGTGTTATTAAAAATCTTTTAATTTATAAAGACCATGTGCTTTCAGCTACTGAAAGAAAAAATTTATATATTTATCTAAACTCTTTATTATAATATGGAAAATATTTTAAGTGTAAATTTAGAAACTACCACAGCGCCACAAGTTGTTGAAACAAGAGGAAAAGATTATATTGAATATGGAACAGAAGATTGGAAAAACTTATATCCTCAGTTCCTTATAGATTTATATTACAATAGTTCTACTCAGGCTGCTATTATCAATGCAACTGCAGAAATGATAAGTGCAGAAGATATAATTATTGAAGATGAAGAAAATGCAGATTTAAAAAGATTAGTTAAATTAAAGCAATTTATGGCTGAATGTAATTCTCACGAAACTTTACATGAAGTTATTAAAAAAGTTGCTTTTGATTTCAAATTACAGGGTGCTTTTGCTTTAAACATAGTATGGTCTGCCGATAGGACAGAAATTGCAGAAATTTACCATATTCCTGTTGAAAAAGTAAGAGCAGAAAAACCTGATGAAATGGGTAAAGTTTGTAATTATTACGTCTGTTCTGATTGGAGAAATACTAGGCAAAATAAACCATATAAAGTACCTGCATTTAATAAACATGACAGAACAAGTGCTAATCAGATATTATATAGTGGATTATATAGTCCTGATATGAACGTCTACCATACACCTGATTATCTTGCAGCTAATAATTGGGCATTAATAGACCAAAACGTGGCTGAGTTCCATCTAAATAACATACAAAATGGATTCTCAGGAAGTTACTTTATTTCCTTTGCTAATGGAGTTCCAACACAAGAAGAAAGATTACAAATTGAAAGAAGTTTAGCAGATAAGTTTACAGGTGCTCATAATAGTGGAAAATTTGTACTAACATTTTCTGACGATAAAACAAGAACGCCTGAAATTAATCCAATTTCTATGGCTGATGCAGATAAGCAATATCTAGCACTACAAGAATTACTTGTACAAAATATTCTAACAGGACATAGAGTTACAAGTCCTATGCTTATGGGAATAAAGTCAGATACAGGATTAGGAAATAATGCTGATGAGTTAAATACAGCAGCAAACTTTTACCTAAATACTGTAATTAAACCATTCCAAGATCATATTATAAAAATACTAAATAAGTTGTTTTATTGTAATAATATGGATATGCCATTGTCTTTTGTGCAATTGAAACCTATTACTACAAGATTTACTAATCAAGATTTGGCTGCTGTAATGACGCAAGATGAAATTAGAGAGGAATTAGGATTACCACCTTTAGATGAAGATGTTGTAGTAAAAGAAGATATGACTAAAATGTCAGATTTCTCAACTTTAGAAACCTATTTAGAAACACTTGAAGATATACCTGAAAATTGGGAAATTATTAATACAGAAATAGTAGATGGTGAACATAGAGATTTTGATTACGAAAAAGAATTAAATGACATAGCAAACAATAAACTAGAACTTACATCTACAGGTAGAGCAAATCCTAACGCTAGAAGTAAGCAAGATGGACTAAATAGAAAAGGCACAGCGTTTTATAAAGTAAGATATGTTTATGCTAGAGATGAATCCTTAACTAATCAAAGTGGAACTAGGAGAGAATTTTGTCAAAAAATGATGACAGCAGGAAAAATATACAGAAAGGAAGATATAATAAAAATGGGAAAAATGGCTGTAAATCCAGGATTTGGACCTAAAGGAGCAAAAAATTATGATATTTTTCTTTACAAAGGAGGACCACAATGTTTCCATTATTGGGAAAGACGTATTTATAAAGCACCAAAAAATGAAGATAATTACGTTTATTATCCTGATCCTATCCAAGATGATGTAATTATAAAAGCAACAACTGCTAGAAGTCAAGGCTTCACTGCAGAAAGAAATGATGAATTGGTAGCAATAGCACCTAGAAATATGAAGAACAACGGTTATTTAGAACCTAGAAATTAGAAAATATGTCATACGTACTTTTTATATCCGAAGATAAACTTAAAAATTCTACTGCGATTAATATGAATGTAGATGTAGATTTGCTATTACCATTTGTAAAACAAGCGCAAAAACTTTATGTAGAAACTAAATTAGGAACTCAATTAAATCAAAAATTAAAAGATTTAATAACTGCAGGTACTATAAATGATCCTGCTAATTCAGCTTATAAAACATTATTAGACACTTATATTGGTGATATGCTACCAAATTTTGCTTTATATCATGCAATACCATTTCTTCGATTTAAAGTGGAAAATGGGAATATTTATTCAAAGACATCAGAAACAGGAAATGCTTTAAGTACGGAAGAAGCACAGCATTTAAGAGAGGAAGTTAAAAATACAGGCGAATATTATATGGAAAGAATGATTGATTACATTTGTAATAATACAGGCAGTTTTCCTGAATATAACACTAATAGTGGTGCAGATGTTAGTCCTGATAGTAACGCTTATTACGCAGGAATGAATCTTGAAAAATCAAGACAACAAGATACTAAATTAACTTTAAGAGATTTCTTAACTTCATCTGATTTAACATAAATGAAAAAATACTATAAAACAAAAAAAATAAATAAAACTAAATTGAAAACTTATCTTAAAAAGAAGAAAAATGAAGGAAGTGCAAGATACACTACAAGTAGGAATAGCAAATAGTACAGCGATAGGAATAAGTATAGTGCAAGTTAATGAAGTGTTAACTTTCATTTCTTTAATTTTAGCAATTAGTTTTACGATATATAAATTTTTTAATTATGACAAAAAAGAAAAAAACCAATAAAGAAAAAGACGATAAAGTTTGTGTTGGTATAACTGCACATGGCACAAAAATATATACTAACGTAAAAAAATAGTTTGGATTTAAAGTATTTTAAATTATCTGAATTTGATAGTCCTGATCAAACCGAATCAGGAGAACTCATGGATAAAGATTTCTTAATTAAATTGGATTATGCTAGACATAATGCAGGTGTTCCATTTAAAATTACAAGTGGATATAGGACAAAAGAATGGAATTTTAAAGTTGGTGGTAGGGTAGGCAGTTCTCATGTCAAAGGATTAGCAGCGGATATTTTATGTATTGGTAGTCGTGATCGCGCTTTAATTATTCAAGCATTAATAAGTGTAGGCATAAATAGGATTGGAATAGGTAAAACTTATATACACTGTGATGTGGATAACTCAAAAGACCAAGATGTTTTTTGGTTATATTCTTAACTAAATTTATTAACTAAAATTATATAACATGAATGAATTATTAAAAAACTTTTTAATAGGTAAAATCCTAAAGTCAAGAAAAGCATGGTATACTATTACAGCTATACTTGTGCAATTTTTACACGAATCTTTTGGATTAGACCCTGATCAAACTACAGCAATTTGTAACGCATTGATCGCATTAGTAATAGGACAAGGAATAGCAGATAGTGCTAAAAAGTAACAGATATAGATTAAAACCAAAAGAGATCCTCGCCTTGCAGAAAATGAGGAAAAAAACTAATAATGTATTAGTTATTGGAGATTTGCATGAGCCATTCTGCTTGGACGGGTATCTTGATTGGTGTAAGAAACAATATGAAACTTATTTCTGTACTGAAGTTGTATTTATTGGTGATATTATCGACAATCACTATAGCAGTTATCACGAAACTTCTGCTGATGGGTTGGGTGGTTTGGCTGAGTTGGAATTATCTATTAAAAGGATTGCTAGATGGTATAAAGCGTTTCCTAACGCAAAAATTATAATTGGCAACCATGATAGAATAATAATGAGAAAGGCACAAACATCAGCAATTCCTAGTAAATGGATAAAATCCTATAAAGAAGTATTAGAAACACCTAATTGGGAGTTTTTAGAAAGATATGAAAAAGATAAAGTTCAATACATACATGGTGAGGGTGGTACTGCGAGAACAAAATGTCGTGCTGATATGATGAACACAGTACAAGGACATCTACATACACAATGCTATACTGAACATTATGTAGGTAAAAAATTCAGGGTGTTTGGCACTCAGGTGGGTTGCGGAATTAATCATAAAACTTATGCTATGGCATACGCAAAATATGGTAAAAGACCTGCTGTTGGTTGTGCAGTTATATTAAATGATGGAACTTTACCAATTAATCTTTTAATGCCTTTATAGCATTTTAATATGCTCAATGGTTTTTTCTTTAACATGTTTAATAGTGTCTTGATCAACCCAACAAAGAAAATTGTAGGCATCAAATGTTAAAATAAAATCTTTACCCATTGAATTTTTACCTCTAAAAACTACTTCACCATCAGAACAATGGAAAGTATTAATATCGTTTAGTATTTCATATTGAATTGGTTCTTCTTCTGTTTTCTTGTTTTTTGTCATATTAATCTTATTATTATTGCTTTATTTTTTTCTTTATATAATTTTTTATATTTATCTAATTTTGTTTGGACTTCTTCATTATGTTTATCTAAATCTTTTCCATAAAAATCACCCCAAAATGTTCCTCTTTTTTCTATTTTGAAGTCATAACATTCATCTAAAATAATATCAGTATCTTTCATATATTCTTCTAATGCTTGATCAATTTGATCCATAGTACCATATATTCTAATAGACATTTCTTGTTCTTCTAGATCAGTATAATATTTGTTAGTACCTGAATCGAATTTTTTTACTGTTCCAAAAGTTCCATATATATTTCCACTTTTAAAATAAAAATCTTGACATTTTAAATCCATGACATTACTATTTTAGTTGTTAGAATTATTATACATAATCCAATTAAAGAAATAATTACATTATCCATAAATTTTTCTTCATCTGATTCTATTTGAGATATAGCATAATCTTGTATCTTATTATTGTATTTAATTTTTTTGGTTTGGTGATCATATTCACATTTAAAAAATCTTAATATTTCATCACTATTAAATATTTGTTCTTCTCTTGTTGTTCTGTTGATCACTTTAAATTGTTGTTTTTCCATTGTTTTTTAATTTTTGATTAATACGATTTTTAATTAATTTAACATCATTTTTAGTAGGTACATAATTATTCATTAAATGTGGTGGAACATTATTCCAAGCGCTAACATAATTTTGCACATTATAACCACGATTAATACATTCATTATATAATTTAATATATCTATTTTTCAAATATAATAATTTATCGTAAAAGAATTTAACGTGTCCTGTACCAAGTTTAAATTTTTCAGGTATATTATTCATATTATATTTACCTTTTGCAATACAATTTGGTATTCTTTTGATTTCTCTATGTTCTGCAATTAAATGCTTAGCATGTAAATTAGCAGGAGGTATTCCAACATTTATTCTAGTCATATTTATATTAATTTAATATATTTTTTTCTGTAACCATAAAACAATCTTCTTTACCATTTAATTGTATTCCTAATGATTTTCCAATACCACCAACGAAATATATTGTTTTATCATTAATTTTTTCGATATATTTTATTTTATTTGTTTTTAAAGTTTCTCGTCCAAAAATTTTTACTTTAAAAGTAATTTGATCATTTATTTTGAATTTTGTTTTCATTTTTATATTATTTATTAAATTCATTAATTATGTTTTCTATGACAGCATCTGAGCCATCTTTGTCAATGTTAAAAAAATTCATACATCCAAATTTTTTTGTTGCT